TATCACATTATCTGTGAAAGTTACAGGAGCTGAAAAGGGAGTAGTACCGTCAGTAATGTTTGCCACATTATCGTTAGTTAAGTCTAAATTTGCATTTACTCTAACTTCGGAAGCTACTATACCAGAGGCTAAAGCAGCTGCGTTTGCATTAGATGATGTACCAAAATTATCAACAGTAGTTGTAAGAGTTGTGACATTATCTTGAACTACACTAATATTAGCATCAAGGCGAGTATAAGTTATATAGTCATTAGAAGCTGCTACAAGAGCATTAGCGGCAATACGAGCTTGAAGAGCAGTATCCGCATTTAAAAGAGTGGTAACGTTCGCACCTAAACGAGTTTGTAAAGCTGCATCTTCAAGAGCTAAAGCTGTAGCGTTGGCATTGGATGATGTGCCAAAGTTATCAACTGTTGTAGTTAAGGTAGAAACATTATCTTGAACTATATCAATATTTGCATTTATTAGTGTGTAGGTTGCAAAGTCATTAGCTAAAGCTAAGAAATAGGTAGCAGATACATTTGCTTTTGTATCTAAGTTTGTATTAGCATAAGTACCAAAGTTGTCTACGGTTGTTGTAAGTGAAGAAACATTATCGTTAGTTAAGTCAAGATTAGCATTTAGTCTGGCTTCTGTACCTGTTGCAGTATCTACAGAGGCTAATCCAGCAATACCAGCGGCAAGAGCTGCAGCATTAGCATTTGATGATGTACCAAAATTATCAACAGTGGTTGTGAGCGTTGTAACATTATCATTAGTAACATCTAAATTGGAGTTTACACGAGACTCTGTAGCTACAATTGCTGCATTCGTACCTGTAAATGCATTAATTCGTATAGTAACATTATCTGCTCGACGAGACTCAAGATCTGATACATCTTGAGATACTTGAGCTACATTGTCTTGGATTAAATTGAGGTTAGCTGCAACGTTAGCAACTGAAGTATCAAGTTGAGTAGTAGCTCCTTGAGCATCTTCAATCTTCAAACCAGTCTCAACAGCTGAGAGTGTTACATTACCTAAATTAATAGAACCTGGGCCTACGTAGAGGTCTTTCCAAACACGATCTGGTGCACCTAATGAGAAGATGTTATTTTGAGATGGTTCGACATTAGCTGCATTGACAATAACATTAGCTTGATCACCAGTGGGGTTGTAGGTAAAGAATACATTGTCTGCACGACGAGTTTCAACTGCGTCAATATTAGTTTGAGTAGCGCCAAAGTCAACTGAGATGGTAACAGTATTATCAGTAACAGCTGTTGAAACGTTAGAATCGCCAGTAAAAGTGAGATCGTCAGTGCCTACAGTAACATCATCAGCTCCGGAATCGCCTGCTACACGAAGAACAGTAGACAGAGTTGCAACATTATCTTGAACTACATTGATATTTGCATTAAGCTGCACATAGTAAGCATCAGCATTAGCAGATACTGTGTTTATGTTAGAGGTGGCAATGGTATCAACAGCGGCTCGAAGATTTGCAACAGTAATTTTTTTAGTTTCAGTAGCTGACACATCATCAATAACAAAAACGTCAGCTGCGTCTACTTCAGCTGAACCTAAGTTTGTTAGTGCTGTAATCTTAACGTTTGCCATTCTAACTCGTTTCTATTGTATTTCCTGATTGTGTTAGTAAAAAATCGCCTGATTGAGTGATAAGATTAAATCTAGGCTCTTGTTTTACTAAGAAATCACCATTTTGCGTTATTATAGCATCGCCTGCTTGGGTGAGCAATAAGTCTTCTTCACCATCTATAACTACTACACCATCAGCGCCAATAAATTTTCTTATAGTAGAAAGAGTGAGTCGAAGTTGTAATCCTAAAGGCATTATTCTCTCTCAGAAAGGTAGAGAGTTCCAGAGTCTGATGCAGCGATTACAGCTACGTATCTGTCATTTTCAGATGCCACAGTTTCTGCACCAAGTGATATATCATAAGGAATTGAGGCAGGTAAAAAATGAGAGGTAGAAATATTAGCCACCACAGACGCATCCCCAGTTTCAATAAAGCAGTCTTGAGTTGAGTAGAGTGTTACAACTCGTACAGATCCTGCGATAGCAGGAGAAGTGTTAGAGGACGCTGTAAAAGGTACTTGGTATCCTCCATTCGGGCGCAGCCCTAAAACTGGAATAGGGTCGTTCCCATCATCACGTGGTTGTTTGCTCATTTAAATACTCCTTCATCCGTTTTGCTACTTCTATGTGCCATGATTCATAAGGATGAGAGTTAGCGTGTAGTGTTCCCCAAGGAGGTCTCTCAATCTCAATCAAGCGTGTTTTAGCTCTCATCCAAACTGACTCACAGTAGGCTTTTAAATCTCTATTTTTACAGTATCGAAAGGTTAATCCAGCTTTGCAATCAACAACATCTACAAACTGAGCATTCATTTCACACATGCTCTCAACAGTTCTAAACCAGTTCCAACAAGCTGTTTCCAAATCTTGATGTTTTGCTGTATACTCTTGTTCTTCTGAAAACCTAAGTGCACGTTGTATATAGGTTAAACCTACTATAATTCTATCATCTGCATTGTGCAACTGATTTTTCATGCGAAGCAAACATTGTTCAATAGACGATCCTGATTGTGCTAAATTTAAATATTCACACTGCAGCTCACGAGCTAAATGTGCTGGCCAAGACCGACGCCTACCTTCTGTTTGTAAATCGTACTTGAGTTCAAGCTGTTGCCACTTTTGAAGTCCTAAACTGCGCTTTAATTGATCTACCTCTGCTATTGACTTGTTTAAAACATGGTGGTCACCAAGCTCTGTCCCAGCTGTCATAGAGCAACCGTAGGCTACAATTCTCATTCACCACCAGCGGTTCCAGCGGGTGCGCGCCACATACGCCCACCATTTCGAGCGAAGCTCGCCGTGAATTTTTTCTCTTTCCGCCCATGAATATCTGTTGGCTTCCATTAGTTTAATGTGTTCCACATACCAGTGAATCCAGAGCGTTTTATAATTGTCATCCATAGACAATCCAACAACCGTAGAAGATAACTGCAGGAATGAGCACACCTAACACTACCCAAAACCAGTCGCTCATTCCATGAGATCTTTCATGAGTTTGTCATAGTTGTTGATCTGTACTGCTACCTGCGGGCCTTGCGTTTTCGGCTTCAACGAAGTTTCCACCTCTTGTAGATGCTTCATCCAGTCGAGTAGGTCCTTTTTAGAGTAGATGCCTGTTTCCACCGCTTCCTGAATCTTCTGATCTATCACGGAGTTGATAAGATTGATGCGCTTGATACGATTGAGGTATCCTTGGGTGGCAAATACTGAATCAATATAGTTCTTCACTTCTTTCTTTTCAATTACAGAGGTAACTCGATCCTCGCTTATTCCATACTCATCGGCAAGTTCATCAATTGCCTTGCCCGAAAGATAATCGTTAGCGAGCGCCAGCATCACCGGGTCAAGAGGCGGAGCCTCTAATGAGCGGTTGAGTGCGTCAACAGTGGTAGTGACAGCCTGATTATTAGTTGTTTTCATGTTGTAATCTCCACATCATAAGAAATTGTTACTTGGAGGTCAGCTACTCCATAAGGTAGCATGAGCCCGTCATCTGTGCGAAGAGATACTACTTCAGCTTCTTCTACTGATAATTCACGATGTGCAGCAGCAAATGCATCGATTCTTGCCTCAATCGAATCAGCTAAATCTTCAGCTACTTCACAAATGTCTTCCGAGTCTCCATCATACACATAGGCACGAACATCAATCACAAGTGAAGCAAATTTACGTCCATCGCCACGATGTCGTCGCAGTTCTTGACGCGGAACAAATGTGATGTATGGAAAATCATTCACATCGTCTAAGAACCGATACTTGCGAGACACATTGGCAGGATCGACGGAGTCGATTTGCCCCAGGTCAGTCACAAGTGCTTCTATGATTTCGTTACGTCTGGCCATATTTCACCAATCATCTGTTCTACAGACTTTCCTTTGCTCCAAGATTTCCAATAATCTTTGTTTTTATAATTCCACCAGTACCAACGAATGATGTAACGACAAAGATCCCAGTCTTCGATTATTAAAAAGTTGTCCTCAAACCAAGAACGACACCATTCAAGGTTAGGAACTTTACTTAAGATAGGGTGTTCGTCCCACTCCTCTACTCTACAATTTGGGTGAAGTATGCATTCACCTGGTAAACATTGATTTCCATTTTCATCTATTGGTATACGATAAGGTCCTGAATCCTCTTCATATGCAACCGGAGGGTTGCCTGCCCACCAGTAATTACCTGAGTCATCTTCTTCACCAAAACAATTATAA